CGTGTCGAGAATGTCGTAAGCGTTGGTAGGCATTTATTTCTTTCCCTTCCTGGTCATAGAGCGCACACCCTTGGCGTGAACTCCAGTTATCTTGCCTGCATTCTCAGACGCATAGAAGACCTCCTTGGCCTTCTCTTCATTGGGATAGGTCTTACGCATTGAGGACATGATCTTCTTGCCCTTTTCTGTGAGAGGCATTACTTCTTCCCCTTTCGCGTCATTGATCGTAACCCTTTCTTACCTTCGCAGGCAGCCATAATTCACCTCCTGGTACAAAGTTGTCAGTTAATAGTTGCTTGCGCCTGCGTTATTTCCCCCACCTTCCTGACCTTGCATCTGCATTTCTTCCGGCATCATACCTTGAGGTCCAGCCATTGTAGGCGTAGGCGCCGCCGGAGGAGCCCCACCACCGCCAGACTCAGTAATACCAAGCTGGACTTTCTCAGCCATTTTCCGTGTGTTGTCTTCTTCAATCGCCGACATGGCAGCCTCGTGCATATCCAGGTGAGCCCGCGCCCACAATTGACGTTCCTTGTCCAGGTCCTGGAACTCGCGGGAGAGAATGAATTCGAGCAGCACCTTCGCGTGAACTGCATGGTTATCAAACCTGAACGTCGGGTCATAGGTCTTCGGGAACAGGGTAAACACGTCCCCTGATTCATCATCAATAATTGGACTTCCATCATCGTCGGGAAACGGCGCGCTGGGAAGGGCGAGATGCTTGATGTCCTCTGGCCCACCAAACGCGATAATACTGTTCTCGACCTCTGCCTTGTCCTGGTGCAGGTTCTCCTCATCCGGGATCGTGCCCATGCCCAGCTTCTTGCCCACGTCGCGGCGCAGTCGAGGCTGCATGGCCAGATCCCCAAAGAATCCGGCTTGGATAAGCTTCAGCATAATCTCGTTCCGTCCGGCCTGGGTGGCAGACATGGAGTTGTCGAGTTCCAGCCGCACGTCGTTATTGTTCTTTAGATCCGCACCCTTGAAGGCGCGCACCTTAACCTGGTTGCCTTCCCCTGGGATCTTGATCATGCGCTTCTCGGTGAACAGGCTCTGGGCTACGGTGAGACGAAGCCGCTGCACCTTGCCCCACTTGCGATAGAACCTGGTAACATCAGGGGAGTGAGAGGCCTCAGCGGCTTCACGCAGTGAATCTGCCAGAACACCTGAAGCGCCAGCCGTAGGCACTTGGCCACGCATGATGTTCTTTGGATCGCCACCGGCATCCTGGGCAGTCATGCGAGCAATGTCGCGCTCTTTGAGAACCTGTTCAGGGTACGGAATGCCCTGTTGGAAACTCGGGTGGGCACCGCCTGCGTTACGTCCGTCGTACTCGACCGCGAGAATACCCTGGCCTTTGCTGGAGAGCCTCTTGAGAGTGAGTTGTGCCGGGGTGAGGACCATTGGACGCCCAAGAGACTTGCGGTTGATGTTCAGTCCCTGGTCGATTTCATTGATGGTATTTTGCGGGGAGATCAGATCATCCACGCCACTGGTGGGCCAGAACGACCCGGGCGTGTAGTTGTACTGGAAATGCACGACTGAGTAGTCCCAGGACCCGTCCTTGCCCGCGGGAATCGGCATCTGATCTACCTGCTTAACTATGGTTTCCCCGGCCATGGCGACATAACGCCCCTTCGGAAAGTCCTTGGTCGGGCGGTATTCAACCTCGCGATAAAGTACCAGCTCTTCAGACTTGTCATCCAGATCCACCTCTACGCCGCGCATCTTCCAGGGGGACACGTTGGCCACCAGTTTCATCAACTGGCGTTCATACTCGACGTAGCGTTTCTCGCCCTCGTTGGAATCCATCAGAACGTGGAAGGTGTCCTCCACCCACTCCTTGGACTTGAGGGACTTGAGCCCCACATAAGACTTGCGTTCCATCTTAGTGCCCAGCGGGGCTACTACAACGTTGAATGGGAACACGGGCTCAGCGGCGACACGGCCTTTGGTGATACCCTTACCGTCCTGGCCGATCACATACACTCCATCATCCACCTCTGGGTAGACGCGGATAAAGCCGCTACCAGTCAGCAGCATCCAGATAGCCGCCCACTCTTTGCTGTCTTCAATGTCGTAGTCCTCTGCCGAGTCCATCCATCGCAGCACGTCGCCACCCATGTCCGCGGCGTCGATGTCGATCCTCTCCATGGAGTTGGGCCACACACGCACGGTGTATCTTTTATTCAATATCAGCGCCTTGGCCGAACGGATGTAGTCGCGTATGATATTGGATACAGGTGTCGGGACATTGCCCGCGAGTGAATAGCGCCGGCCAAACGTCTGGGACTCCGAGAACCAGGACAGCCACTGCTCACCTAAGTAGTAGAGAATGTTACGAAACCAGGACATTTCGAGAACTGACCGGGTCACATCAGATTCAGGAGCTGTGAAAATGCGGTCCATCTCCTGTCTGATAAAGGAGTCACTAAGCTTGTTTTCTCTTTCAGCCATTACCATTAACCTCACACAGATGTTTGTGTACTAATTTTACCCATGATGTAAATTCTTCAGCGGTGGCAGTTCCCTTGGCGTAGTTGCACGTGGTGCAGCATGGCACTGTGTTCTCAATTGTGTATCCTTTCCTACTGTCTACACGGTCAAGACCATTGTACAGAAAGTCCCCGTTTTTAAGTTTCGGCTGACTCGCTGTCACCGACTTGCCTGGGGGCTTACCGCAGTAGTGGCACGGCAGTTGCGTCAACTTAAAAAACTGGCCAGGAGTCAGCACGAATTCCAACCCACGGCGCTCTGCACTGTGCTGGTAATTTCTCAGCACGTGCATTTTCGTGGCCAATCCAAAGGAATGCTTACGGCGGCAACCGCAGGATTTCACAGACCCTCTTGCAAGTAGCAATCCCACCACACGATGGGAATTCCCACAGGAGCACTGACACAACCACATCGCAGAACCTCGGGCGTTACTGCCGGAACGTTCAACAACCTTTAGATTCCCGAATGTTCTACCTGTTAAGTCAATAGGTTGTGACATTACGTCTCCTGGAGAAAACCATTGGTATCAAACTACCCAGTGCGGAACCGACTGAGTATGCGACCGCAATCATCCAGTCATCTGTCTGTACGAAGTTCTTGAACACCAGCATTGCCACTAGGGTTTCCAACAAAACCGTTACAGGTACGACTGTTCGGTTCCCTTTTATGGTAAAGATTGTCCTCGTTAAGGCCAACGACCATTCGATAAGACCCACGAAGGCGTATAGGCCAATAACTAGGAGGCTCGCACTCATCGTTTAACTCCAAGAATTTAGGCATGATACTACCTAACAGGTATGCCTTGAGATTCCTCAAGAGCAACCGCGGCTCGGGCAAGTTCATTTTCCAGCTTCATCTCCATTATAGCATCCCTTGGGGACTTGCGGAGTTTCTCAATAGCCTGGATGTATTCGCCAATGTTCTTTGACAGCACAGCGGCCAACAGTTCCCGCTCTCGGTCAATCGCCCGTTTGCGTTCGAGTTGCATTGCGTAAAATTGCGCTGAGGCAAACAGCACTATGATGCCAACCAATGCTTCAATCATCTGAATTCCTCCCGGATAAGACTTAGTTCAGGTTCAATAAGATAGGTCCTCACCCACTCGTGTGACTTGTCGAGCACCTCGCCAATCTCGCGCAGGGACATGCCAAAATACAGGTAGCCAAGCAGCGCAAATTGCTGCACGTCGTCGTCCACACGCTGAATACGCTCCAGGATGTCCTGGGCGTCGATCTGGTTGTCCCACTCGTGGACCGGGTTCTCGTGAGTCATTGAGTGGATGTCTTCGTTGAAACTTGTCAGGCCGGGCTCTTTCATACCCTTGACTTTGTAGGAATAGTTCGACATCATGGCCTGCCTGCGGAACGAGTCGATCATGGCAAAGTACATTGATTTGCCTTCGAGCCAGCCGAGCATGCCGTCCTGGACAAAGTCCTCGTAGGAAACAAGTTGATGACTGCCGGCAAAACGCCGCATCACTGATTGGGCAATCCGCCGCGCGACCTTGTACGCCTGTTGAGTTTCAAGTTCTGTTTTCTGATTCTCCACGTTATCCTCCCCGACTTCTGTCGAACACGTCCCATGCACGATCCTTTAGCGAGATTACCCCAGCCGCCACCCGTGTAACGGCATTCTGGAATATTCCTTGAGGCTGCGTGAGAGTAACCCCACGGCCCTCTGTAAGGACGTCCACGTTCTCCTTGACTTGTTCTTTGTCTCCTCTAAGATACTGACTTGGTACTGTGGTGATACCGTACCCGCCGGACTGTGGGTTGTTGGATGGTGTGGCTCCGGCCTCTCTACTGTATGAACCCAAGGTGCTACCTATCGTCTTTCCCTCGCGCGGCCCCTCCTGGGCGGGCGCCAGTTCGGTGTAGGTGGAGCCGCGATCCTCTGGACTGAACGCACGCTGGTAGTAATCAGTCGCGCCAAACGTCAGGTAGTCATCCTGGGAGTCCACGCCGCCGTACTCATCCTGGTTCCAATTGTCAGACCAAATATCCTCGTCGGCCATTAGTCCACCTGCCTCTTTATCTTCTTTTCACGCTCGGACAGCTTGTCAGTGACGTTGAACACGCTGAACTCTCGCGGGTCGTCTGACTCGAAGATTGCTTTGCGTGCCTTTTTGTATACATCGCGCAGAGAAGTGTAAACGCTCTTGTCACTTTTACCGATAGGAATTGGGGTGTACTCAGATTTGTCTGGCATGTTATTTCCTCACAAGTTCCCGCAGTCCGGGGATCATGAGTGTCAGATCCTGGGACGCGAGGTCTATGTCGCTGTCAAATTCGGTTTCAGTTATCCCGTAAGCATCTGGATCAAGTGATAAATCCCTTTTTAACACTTCGGGGTCTATGTCCATACCGTCAACAATCTGGCGGCGGATCATGAAGAACTCTTTTGCCGCGGCCATGGAGGCGTTGTCAAGCTTGGTGATTTCCTTAATCTGGGCGGCCACTTGCTGAACATGTTGGAACGTGTCGTAGTCGCCGGCCATGGGGCGCGCCATGCAAATGTGGCACGACTCATCATAGCAGTGATCTTCCTGCCCGTCCTCAATAACCTCAATGTTGTCTTCATCCAGCGCGATACTCGGGATGGTGCGGATGAACTCACTGCACGTATTGTAAACCACCAGCATGGGAAGCTGGCTTTTGTCGGCCGGAATGCGGAGCCGGTTACGAAACTGGCGAAGTTTCTTGGCTCGGTCCGCGTCACCAGGCCTCATTTTGAGTGAGCAGGTGGGGCCGAATTGGTCGCGGGCTTCGCTGGTGTCGGCGTAATCACTGAACTCGTCAGCAGTTGACGGACCCTGTCCGCCGCCGAGATAGTTGGGTTTTTTGCGGAAGGAGTCTGGTCCAGCAAGTCGGTCAATTTGACGGCCTCCAATTCCCAGTTCTCTTTCACGGGATAGAATTCCATGGGCGATCTCCCGGTCCGTGAGTCTCAGACCTCTGTTAGGATTCTTGCCGTCCCAGCCATACCACTCGGCGAAACGGTAGATCCGATTGTCGTTGTCCACCCACCACCAGCCTACTGAAAAGGGGGCGCCATACCCCCAGTCAAACGTCATGTAGATTGGCACGTGCTCCGGTATCGGCCAGATGGGACTGATCATGTGCCGGTCCTGGTCGAAGTAGAATGCCTGGCCGATGGTGACGTTCCAGTCGCCGCGCAGCCAGGCAGCCAGGAGGGCCATGTCAGCAATGCCGGCCAGTTGCTTCTTGTACTGGCGCGGGTCGATGCTCGGGTTGTCTTCGAGGATGGAGTGCAGGTAAATGCGTGTGATTTCTTCTTCAGTCTCGACGCCGAACAGGTCGAACTTGACTTTGTCGCGCCACACCTTCCCCCAGTTGGCCTGATCCGAAAGCCGGAACAGCATCTTCAGCGTGCTTGCGCCCGGACCACCCGGGTTCCCGGTGAGGAACAGGGTTGGGTGAATGCCTTTGATGGAACGCAGCGTACCACGCATCTTGTCGAGTACCGTGGCGATGTAGGACATCTGCGGCGCTTCATCAATCGTGACTTCGGCGAACTCGAAACCTTGCGCGTCATCAAGTTGCTTAACGTGTTGGAAGGCGGTAATGGTGATCTCGGCACCCTTCGCGGGGCCTGCAAGAAACCTTACCGTGTTGCTTTGGTTCGCGCCGCCAAGACGCTCGGCAGGCATGCCTTTGCGTATCAGGTTGTCGAACTCCAGCTTAATCTTGCCAAGATCCTTGTACTTTTTGCGGGCCATGA